CACTGAAACGGTTGCTCCGACACAGGTCACGGGTGCGATTACTGTTTATTCGGTTGAATACAGCCCAACACATGATCGAGTCATTTGCCACTACCAAAATTCAAGCCCCTATTACGTGGGCGTGAATACAATAAGTTACAGCGTTGCTAATGGTCTCGACATTGACTCGATAACAAACGTCAACGCATCAAACCAACCTTATGGTTCGACCACTTTTATTCATAACAATGACGCCACGATTGCCAGCACATACGGCACAACAACTAGCACAACAACGCATAAAATGAAATTCGGCGCGTTGACTGCCGGGTCAGACGCCAGTCTGGACAGTATCGCTTATGGTTCCGAGCTAAATACCGGCGTTTCAAGTGGCGGAGGAACATATCATTATTATTTTACGTTCATCGAGTTCCCTGTCGAAAATTACTTAATGATTCTGAAGCATGAATATTTTGGCGCGACCGACTACCGGGTGAGACTAGGCTACGGAACTACTAGCGGTACTGGAACCTCAACGACTTATTCTGAAAGCGGCGAGGACAACTGGAGCGACACCGACCGCTTTGATTTTCAGGGCGGCCCTTTCTACAGCGCCGATTTAAATCGAGGCATTTGGTTCGACGGCAAACATCTGCGAACTCTGAGCATGGCTGGAGGCTCGTTCGCAAAGAGCGCATTGCATACCGTTCAATCAGCTTTTGCTTCGTATTCTGGTCACGATTCTTGCGCGATCCCCGGCACGAATATCGTTGTCGTTTTTGCTGGCGATGCCTACAACTCCAACCGTCTATCGTATTGGGTCATTACGGTCACCGCTGGAGCGACGGCGGCAACGGACACTTTCAGCACGGACGGGCCACACGAAATCAGCACCGATACTGTCTACGGTAATGTTGGCGCGGCTTATTCGCCAGACGTCGATGGATTTTTGGTGCGTGTTAGACTGTCCTACGGCGGGTCGAAAACGTATGGAGTTCGCGTTGGACGAAGCTCGACAAATATCACCGCTACAAATTTTTTAGGTTTTGCGGAAAACAGCGCGAGCGACGGACAAACAGTTACGGTGCAATTGCCCGGCGCGATTGCGGTTCCAACACAGGGGTCGTTAACGGTCGGAACAACATACTACGTTAACGCCGACGGCACGATTGGCACATCAGATGCCGGATACGGTAAAGCCGGGCGAGCCGTTAGCAGCACACAGCTTGTGGTAGAGGAGCGCGCGTAATGGCAATTATAGCTAGCGACGGAACAGTTCGTTTTACCGATGCCGCTGAAGCACAGACACTCCTCACACCGCACGTTAAAGCCGAGTGCGAACGTCGTATTTTGGCAATCATGCCTGGCTGGAAACAGCGAAACACAATTGCTGATCTGTCTTCTGACAACGCCGACACGAAAGCGGCAGCGACAACAGCTTGGGCGCAAGTCACCGCATTGCGAACAAAGTCGAACGAGATAGAGGCGTCGATCTTGTCGATGACAGATCAACAAATTCTTGAGTTTGACGCACGCGACGACGCGCACTGGGAATGAGCCGCGATCCCGACATCGCGATTGGGGCTACCGCTGCCGCAGGCGGAAGCGCTGGCATGACCATGCACTTGCTCGCGGACACGCTGTCGCTTCAGGTACTGGCTTGGATCTAGGAACATTATAAATATAAGACAGGAGTAAACTATGCCTACAGTATTACAATTTAGAAGAGGAACCACAGCACAAAATAACGCTTATACTGGTAGTGTGGGCGAGTTAACTATTGACACTACACTTGATGCAATACGTGTTCATGATGGCTCAACAGCAGGTGGTTTTGAGGTTCAGGCTAGACAAGCAAAATACGCCGACGTTGCTGAACGCTATGAAGCTGACGCAGTTTATGAGCCTGGCACAGTATTAGTTCTTGGCGGCGAAAAAGAGGTAACAAGATCAACCGGAAGACTCAATAAAAGTGTTATTGGTGTAGTTAGTACAGCGCCTTATTGTGTTATGAACAGCCCACACAGAGAGCCAGATAAAACGGATGAACTAAATCCAGCAGTTGCTCTACTAGGCAGAGTTCCTTGTAAAGTTATTGGTTCAGTAAACAAAGGTGATTTAATGGTTACTGGCAGCGAACCTGGTTATGCTGAAGCATGGCGTGAAGAAGGCAATCCGCCAACAGGAACCGTTTTTGGTAAAGCTCTAGAAAATAAAGAAGACAGAGAAAGCGGAGTTATAACTGTAGTTGTGGGCATAAAATAAGTTAGTAGTTAAAATAAAAAATGTATAAGTTTTACATGAAAGATTATGACGGAGAACAGGTAGCAGATACACTACACTGGCGTAATGGCAATAAGAATACAAATGGTATATGGATACCCAAGACTATTTTAAATGAAGATCACACTGGTGTTGCTCATGTTATAGGCAATGGCCCAAGTAGATTAAAGCATAAACTATACCTTTTACATGGACAAACTGGCGGTGAAGGCGGTCCACACAGTGTGGGCCAAAGTTATGGTTGTAATCAATTATATCAAGATTTTAACCCAACATTTTTATTTTGTGTCAATCCAGAAATACTTTCTTGGATAGCAGAGTCAGATTACTGGAAAGAAAATATTGTATACACTACTAGAAAAAATCTGCTTAAATATCCTGAAAAGTTTTACCTTTATCCGCATTACGAAAATATGTTTATGGGACCAGCGGCATTACGATTAGCATGTGCTGATGGACATAAAAAAATATTTTTAATTGGATTTGATTTCTATATATCAGCAGGCTATGAAAAACAAATTTATCCAGCAACTGAAAAGTCATATGTACCTGTGGTTGATTTTTCTAATTTACAACAAAAACTTATTAAACAAGTTGTTACCATTATGAAAATGTATGATGATGTAGAATTTTATCACGTTTTAGGCGAACAGGTTACTAGTCCTAATGCTATGTTTGAAGAGTTTAAATGGGTTCCTAATCTTAAAACACTAGGACTATTAGAGTATATTAACCTAGCCCAACTAGGTGCCCTGCACAACTTCTCCAAATAAATCAGTAATAGTTGCTATTTTAGTTTGTATTTCTTCAGCCTGAAATGTATTAAAAACACCAGGATGCAGCGGTTTAGGCCAGCCTTCTATTGTTGTCCAGGCATAACCTTTGTGTTCTGTGTTTAGTTGAGGAATAAATTCAGCATCTACTATACTAACAAACGTGTGATATTCGAATCCTTTTTTGTTATTAGTAAATTTTTCAATAGGAATTAATTTAAGTGTGTTTCTTGATAGACCAGTTTCTTCTATAGTTTCTCTGTTTAGTGCCTGTAATATGCTTTCACCAGGTTCTACCTTGCCTCCCACAAATGCCCAGGTATTCTCAAAACTTGTTTCACCTCTGAGTAAAAACAAAAACCGTTTAGTTGCTTTAGCAAAAAAGACAGTACCTACACTTTGCTTTAAATAACCAGTGTCCATTCTCCGGCCTTGTATTCACCTTCATAACTCTTAACCCAGGAACTGCCAGTCCATTTGTACTGTATTCCTGTGTTAGTGTTTGTCATATAGTGTACGTCCAGATCAGTACTACTGTCAAATACTACATTCCATCTAATACCATCGTACTGAATAATGTCATTGGCTCCAGCAATAAAGTCGTTTCCAGCAGTGTCTTTCCAGGCATCTGCTCCGTCTGTATTGCCTGTATTTCCTATGCCTTTTAATATAAGATATCTTTGCCCTAAGGCCGCAGTTGCCAATCCAGAGGATGGTCCTACTCTTAGGGGGTTTATAATCTTAAGCACTGGATCTAGATCATTTGTAGGAATAGTATCTGCATCCACAGTAAACAATAACTTTGTATCATCGCTGGGATGATAAGCAACTGTTCCAACTATTTCACCAGTGCCAAAGTCTATGCGTATTTGACTTATGCCTGCTTGTAACTCACCATACTGATTTATTACTGCTCGCCAGGTAATGTCATCAACACCTATCTTTACTGGAGGATCATTTTCTATACTTGATTCAACCTTGTTAGTAACAGACTCCTGGCGCTCTAGAATTGTTAGGTTATTACCCAATAACAAGATTCCATAATTCATAGGAGTGAACTTCATTCTAGTGCCAATGAGTATGTCTCTATCAATTACACCATCGCTTATACTGCCTGTTTCATCATAAATGCTGGCAATAATTTTTTGTACTACGCCCAGTTTTTTAACCTTTGCTGGTGGTGATAACCATATAGGCATTTTAAATTGTAGCGTAGCAATGTCAATCTGCTCATCAACCCCTACTGGAACTGCTCGACTACTCCAGGTAGTTTGCTCCAATTCTATATAACTTAAACTACCCCAGTCTAAGTAATTGTCTGTGCTCTGTATTTCCAGTGCTGGATTAAACAGTACTAATATCTGTTCTAAAAGTTGAAGTTTTTGGTTTGTGTTACTGGTCCATATATCCACTGTCATTGTTAAGTTATATGGTACAGGCATGTGTCTCTCAACACTGAAAGCATTGCCTTGCTGTGTAGTATATTCACCGGTATCTTGGTTAAACTTACGCATTCTTATGTGACGCTTATCAACAAAAGTAGGTTCCTGTCTGCGATCTACACTATATTCCATGGCACTAACATAGCAACTAATCATGGGACTAGGATTGATTTTATTTTCACTATTTTCCTTGATTATGTTGCTAACAATACGGGTAGCATCGCCATATCTAACAGGGACAGTTACCAGTGTAGTATTTCCATTACGGTCCTTGCCGAACTCTACCTGGAAGTTGCTGAATGCTCTAATAAACTGTAGCAAGAAACGCCGGATTTGTTGGTCATAAAAAAATTGCTGAGCCATTAGTCATCTTCCCTAGCACTTAGAATGTCACTTAACCCAACACGTTGTGATATAACAACATTGTCATCTCTAGTGGTAGTTGCTGTATTATTAATAAATGTATCTATCTGACGTTGGCCAGTGCCTGGTGTTAACCGTGTTCTTACACTGTCTTCAACCTTGACCCAGCGGCGACCATCAAATCTAAACAGTCTGTTTGGTAAGAAGTCTAACCTTAACACATAATCACCTTCCACTGATGTTGTTGGAAAACTAGTACCCATGGTAACATTTTCACCATTTGGAGCAAGTCCATCACCAACTAGGTAACCCTTGTAAGCATTATTATTCTGTGGGCTTATCCTTGTATTATCAGCACTAACAAGATTACTGTCAACTGTGATAGTAGTCTCATCTGCTGTAAAACCTTTGGGTTCCAGTGGTTTGCCAGTTTCATCTGTTGGTACAATATAGTATCTGCTGGTATCATAACCGCTTTTAGGAACTTCTTTCTCAGCCTGCTCTACAACAGCATTTGTGACCTCAAGCTCTTTCTGATAAGTGCTTAGTAAATCTCTAAGTGTCTTTTCTGTGCTTTGGCCAGTATTTTCATCAATCTGTATCTTGTTTAGTATGTCATTGTATTCCTGGCTGTCTACCAGTGGTCCGCACTTAACACGCCATAAATGTGGCCACCAGGTTGGTGAATATCCTTCTGTGGGTCTAGTTCCTTCCTGAACAACATAGTAACGTTTTAGTGCAATTTCAAGGCTAGTATCCAGGCTATTATAATCTTTAAGATGTGGTAATTCAAGAACATCACCAGCCATCAACCTCCTACCCAGAATCCTGTCCATGTCTGCTAAGTGGAATGTAATGAATAACGTATCGTTTTGTAGGAATAAACCAAACTGACTTAAATCGAAATCAGTATCTGCTACATTGTAGATGCCTCTGAGATTGTAGATATCCTGCTCATATTTGCGGTCCCTGTTCTCTAAAAACAGTAAATCCTGAATAGCAAGTGGATCATCCTGTGCTACACTGGGTTGTGTAGAATCATTTGTACTACCCTGATCCAGTATACCCAGATATTTGTGTACAGAAATTCCTGTGCCGCCCACAGTAAACATCTCTCTAATGTTGCGATCAAAGAACTTGAAATCTGAGGTGTGTGCACCCTCTTTCCACATAGAAATCCTGGGAATTGTCTTTCTCCTACAGTTATAGTATTTATTGCAAAAATGGTTGACACTTTTGTAATATGTGCTAATATGTATATGTAGGAAATGAGGAGATGTACATGACCAAGAAGACACGCGGTGCTACCGTCAAATACAAGATGTATGGAAAGATCAATTTCGAGAAGAAATTTGAGACTGTCAAGGAAGCACGGGGTTTCTTCTGGGGATACGTTGTGAAGACTCCGAATATCACTGGTGAATTAATTATTAACTAATTGAGGGGGGCGAAAGGCTCCTGAATCGCTGATCACTGCATAGGCAGCGTAGGGTATGCAGACCCGAAGCCAGGTTCGACTCCTGGGCCCCCTAGACACCCTTTAAAGTAATTTTTTCCTTAAAAACGATTGACAAGAACCCTATATGTGCTATTATGAAGCATAAGTTGAAATTGAGGAGCAACGAAATGAGCAAAGAAGTTTCAGTAGCGGAGATCCTGGACATGGATGACATGGTTGTTAGCACTCAGGGCTATACTCGTAAGCAGTTGAGCGATGCGTTTGATACTATCGCCGATCCTTCCAACTGGAAGCTGCCCATCACTGCTATCATTAAGCTAGATGAGCTTGATTTGTACAACGAAGCATGTATCTTCTTCACTGGTGCTCCTCTCTCCGTTGAGCACATTCAAGGAAATCGTGCTGCGGTTTCGTCCCCTGGCTACTACGAAACGATCGGAGCGTAAATATGTCAGAGGTATTTGACTTTCCGTCAGGAAAATTGTTACCGTTAAATCAACTTCAACGAGAATGGGTTGAACAGGTAGCAAACGAATCTATTGATAACCTTGATGTCGCTGATATCCTGGATCTAGTAGAATGCATGGAGGAATACTATGGCAGTAACAACTAAACGTCGTAAAAAGAAAACGGCTCGCAGGGCTAAAACTGGCTGGGCTGCTATTCCTACTAATAGTGGCTTTCGTAAGTTTCAACAAATCGCTCATCTAGATGTTGAAACAAAAGAATATGTTCCTGTAGTTAAATCATATGTTCGTAAAACCTACGACAAGAAGACTGCCCAGGCTATCCTGGCCAATCCTGATTTTAAATTTACAAGCAGTAATATTTCTTCATACTGTTACTACGTTCAGCTAGATGATGTAGAACCTGTACCTGCTGAATCAGTAGAGTGGATGAATGCTAAGTTTGCTGAACTGGCTGAATTAGGCAAGGCGCTGGTTGCTGAAAAACGTGCTGAAGAAAAAGCACAAGCAAAAGTATACAAGCCTAGCATTCAAGAGCGTATGCGTGAACAACTCAGCGATATTATTGGCGAGTTTGAATCCTGGGTAGACGCCCAACCTAGCGCGGATATCCCTAAGTTCTTTGATTATCTAAAAAAGAATTCGGTGGCGCAAGCTCACATTGGTAAGATTCGCAGTTACTACGAACCCGTAGCAGCAGAGTTTCAGGCGCTAACGCAAAAGGATTGCCCAGAAGATCTCGCCGAAGGCTATTCCTATTTGAGTAAAGCATATGTTAAGCATATGATCAAGTTCTTTGATGCTATGCTAGGCGACTTGGATGCGTATGCTAACCTTAAGAAGGCTACCCGTGCTACCCGCAAGCCCAAGCCCAAGAGTGCCGACAAGCTGGTTTCTAAACTCAAGATTAAAAAGGATGACGCTAGATTTAAGATTACTAGTGTAGATCCTACCAAGATTGTTGGAGCCACAGAGATTTGGGTATTTAATACGAAGACACGCAAACTAGGACGTTATGTTGCCCAACCCAACACCGAATTTACTGTTAAGGGCACCACGCTACAGTTTTTTGATGAGAAGCAGAGCGTACAAAAAACTCTGCGTAAACCCGAGGAACAGATCAAAGAGTTCATGGGCAGTGGTAAAGTTGCGCTACGCAAGTTTTTAGATGGCATTAAAGCAACTGAAACTAAAATGAATGGCAGGTTTAATGAACACACAGTACTGCTAAAGGTTTCCTAATAAATATAGTATAAGGAAACTAGTATGGCAACAGACTTAACTACTCTACGCAAAGACATTCAGGACTACATATATCTCCGCCTAGGCGGAGATATGATAGATGTGGAATTGGACCCAGCACACTATGACATGTGTATAGACAAAGCAGTTGAACGTTATCGTCAACGAGCAATGGCTAGCACAGAGAGTAGTTATGTGTTTTTGCGTTTAGTAGAAGAGCAGCAAGAATATGTTCTGCCAGACGAAATCCAGGAAGTTAGACAGGTTTTCCGTCGTAGCGTAGGCAGCGGTAGCACTGATACAGGCACACAGTTCGAACCATTTGAAGCAGCCTTTGTTAACACGTATCTACTACAAGCAGGCAGAGTAGGTGGCCAAGCAACCTACGAAATGTACTACCAGTATCAGGAACTTAGCGCCAGATTATTTGGTGGCTTTGTAAACTTTGAGTGGAATCATGTCACAAAGGTACTTACCCTGCTACGTAAGTTTAATGTTAGTGGTGAACAAGTTGTGCTTTGGGTTTACAATACTAGACCAGAGCAAAGACTGCTGCGAGACAACTACGTAAAACCCTGGATAAAAGACTATAGCCTAGCCATGGCAAAGTATACACTAGGCGAAGCTCGTAGCAAGTTCAGCACTATTGCTGGACCACAAGGCGGCACTAGTATGAACGGCGACACGCTTAAAGCAGAAGCACAGGGTGAAATGCAGGTACTAGAAGAAGAACTCAAGAACTACGTAGACGGTTCAGATCCACTTTCATTTTTGATTGGTTAACACTTGATAAGATGTCCATTGCCCTATATGCACCAATTTATTGGTCAAAATTTCACAAAGCCTTGTTGTGATTATACCATAGAGAGCAATAAGCCTCCTATTGAATACTGGAATAGCGACGAACTAGCAACACTAAGAAAAACCTTAGAACAAGGTATCTGGCCAGCTGGATGCAATAGTTGCAAGCATAAAGAACTAGAAAATCAACTTAGTCTAAGGCAAAGAAGTCTGCAGGAATACAATGTGCCTAGTATACCTAAAGTTGAGTTTGTAGATGTTAGATTAAGTAATAAATGTAATTTCGCATGCAGAACTTGTGAGCCTATTTTTAGTAGTCGTATTGCAAAGGAGAGTAGTGTTCACGACTTACATGAATATTATGGATATTCTTTAGATAAAAACTATATTGAACATAGCGAACAAATCTCGCAAGATATCAAATCAATGCTTCCTGAAATTAAAAAACTTATGTTTACAGGCGGCGAGCCTACTTATATAGAGCAGTTTTACGATATTCTTGATACTTGCGATAAGAATATACATCTTCTTGTAACGACAAATGCTAGTATGATAGATGAAAGATTTTTATCATATGCTAAACAGTTTCCAAACCTGCATATAACTTTAAGTATAGATGGGATTGGAGATACTGCGGAATATATTCGTTATGGGACACTTTGGAGTGAAGTAGATAAAAACATAAAAAAGATACTAGAACTAAAGTGTAGTGTAATGTACAATACTGTTCTCAGTGCATACAGTGTATTAGGATTAGAAGATTTAGTAGACTACATTATTGTTCATGAACAAGATGCTTATGGAGCAGATATGTATATCTGCACAAATCCAGTGCATCTGCATCCTTGCGTTTTGCCACAAAGTGTACGAAACAATTTGACTACGACAATACAAAAATGTATTATAAAACTATCAAACAGTAAAAGAGCAACTGATTATAGAAATGCGATTCAAAGTTTGAATGATTTACTAAAACAATTAGATAGTGTTTACTTAGACAATAAAAAGTTTATAGATTTTACAAAAAAACTAGATAGTATACGGAATCAAAAATATGATAATTGGTATTTGTGGTCTGATCGAGTCTGGAAAAGGCACTGTGGGGGACATGCTCGTCGGTGAAGGATTTGAGCATGAAAGTTTTGCAGTATCTCTCAAGGATGCCACAGCCAGTATTTTCAACTGGGATAGAGTGTTGCTAGAAGGCATTACACCTGCTAGCAGAGCCTGGCGAGAACAAGTCGATCCATGGTGGGAACAACGATTGGGCATCCCGAACTTTACGCCGAGACTCGCACTTCAATTACTAGGCACTGATGTGTTTCGTAACCATTTCCATGCTGACATCTGGATACTAAGCATGGAGTCTAGACTAAAAGATTCTACCAGTAACACAGTTATCACAGACGCAAGATTTCCCAACGAGACTGCCATGGTGCGTAGACTTGGCGGCAAAATAGTTCATGTTAAGCGTGGTACTGATCCCGAATGGTGGGATGTGGCTAAGTATGAACCGGATAGGATGCCAGACTTGTATCCTGAAATTCATGCTAGCGAATATAGCTGGGCCAGTGTTACACCAGATTATATGATTGTAAATGACGGTACCATAGAAGATCTACAGTCCACAGTTAAAGATCTTCTTCAAGATCTCCTTGCGTCCAGCCAGTCCTAGATAATTCATAATTACAGTTTAGGCAAACTGTTTTTAGATTATTAACATTTATATGTTGTTGATTTCTGTCTATGCTGAACACGGTTAGTTGCTCAGGCATACTTGGCTTAAAGCCACATTTTTCACAATTAGTCTTCTTCCTGTAACCGGCGAGTTGCCATCTATTCTGTTTGTGTAATTTTTGATTACTGGCTTTTTTGTGACAACTCTCACAAAGTTTTCTGTAGTAAACCTGACCTTTTAAATGATAGTTTACTGCCCTGGGGTTTATTTTACAGTTAAAACATACTGGTCTCATACACTACTTATTAAATTATATTTAATGAACCTTTAAAGGGACATGGTTAACCATTGTTTTCTAGTACATTATAATAAATACTATAAAGAATTCTTTGCAAAGGAATAAAAAAACATGGCATTAGTATCTCCAGGCGTAGAAGTTACAGTAATTGATGAAAGTAACTATGTTGCTAACGAAGCAGGAACAGTAGCAGCAATTATTGTAGCGACAGCGCAAGATAAAACAGCAGGTAGTGGTACAGGCACCGCTGCTGGAACAACAGCCGCTAACGCAGGCAAAACATACCTAATCAGTAGCCAAAGGGATTTAGTAACCATATTTGGAAATCCAGCATTCTACAAGACTGGAACTGGGACTCCGATCCATGGTTATGAGATTAACGAATACGGACTTATGGCAGCGTATAGCTTACTTGGTGTAAGCAATAGAGCTTATGTTACTAGAGCAAATGTTGACTTAGCAGAACTTGCAAGTTCAACAACCAGACCACTGGGCAGACCAAATAATGGAACTATCTGGTTTGATACTGGAACAGATACACGCTGGGGTATTTTCGAATGGAGCAAAACAGCAGGTACGTTTACCAACAAAGTACCTACAGTAATTACAAGCACTGATGACTTATCAGTCGGCATTCCCAAAACAAGTATTGGCGCCATTGGCGACTATGCTGTAGTAGCAACTAATGTTAACAATCCAGTATACTATAAAAACCGCAGCAACGCATGGGTGCTAGTTGGTAGTTCAAGCTGGCAGGTTGCTTGGCCAGCAGTTGCAGGAACAAGCGCAAGCCCAACACTAACAAATGGTAATAGTATTGTTATTAATGGTACAACTGTTACACTTGCTGGAACAACTGTATCAGCCCTTGCAAATAGTATTAACACACAAGCTATTACTGGTGTCACTGCTGCGGTACATAGCAACAAAATAGAAATTTATGCTACAAGTTCAGCAGCAAGCGATGGATCAACAACTGATGGTAAAATTACACTAGCAAATGGCAGTGGCACAATTCTTACAGATACTGGATTGACAGCTGGCACGTACACATGCCCACTAGTTCAGCAAAGCGAGCATTTTAATGTTCCTGAATGGAAGATCACAGACACAACACCACGACCAGCTGGCAGCGTTTGGGTCAAAACAACAGCAACTAACACTGGCGCAAGTTTTGATGTTACTGTTTATAATTCAAGCACTGCTGCATTTGAAGCAGTAAGTGCTCCACTATATGAAAATGATCGCACAGCTAACAAGAACCTAGACACATCAGGCGGTAAAGCTATTGCTGTGGGAAGTTACTATGTACAGTATGATGTTTCAGAAAATGATACAGTAACATATAAAATTTTCCGCAGATATGCTACTGGTATCCTTGAAGTCACTGGCAATATTGATTCAGCAAACCCGCTTACCGCTAGTGAAACATTTACTATTCAGGCAAGTGCAGCAAATAGCACTACGCTTACCAGTGCAGTTACAGTTATACTAAGCGGTACCGGCCTAGCAGATATGGCAAGTGACATAAATGCTGCTAACGTAGCAAACGTTAGCGCAGAAGTAACAAGTTCTGGCTACTTAAAGATTAAACACGCACTTGGCGGTGTTATTGTTCTTAAAGACACAAGTGGTACACCACTTACAGACGCAGGTATTGTAACCGGTATTACAACTGGCCAGGTAAGAGCAGGTAATAGCAGTGACTTAATTTTAAGTAACTGGGTTGCTCCTACACACACTGCTAACTCAACTGCTCCAAACGCAGATCCTTCAGATCAACGCTACTGGTATCATGGTGGTACTGAAGCTGATATTATGATTAGCGATGGCAGTGCCTGGAAAGGTTATTCTACTGTCACTAGTGACGCCAGAGGATATAATTTAAGTAATACTGACCCTAACGGTGTAATTTTTAGTGCTACAGAACCTACTACACAGAGCGATGAAACTTCTCTTGTAGTTGGTGATTTGTGGATAGACACCAGTGATTTGGAAAATTATCCTAAGCTGTATCGTTATCAAACAGTGAACAGCGAAAATCGATTTGTACTAATTGATAACACAGATCAAACAACTGAAAATGGTATACTATTTGCTGATGCTAGATTTATGGGTAATACAAGCACAGACGTAGTAACAGGAACTCTAACGACCACCAAGAGTTTGCTATCCAACAATACTGTTGACATCGATGCACCAAATCCAGCTCTTTATCCAAGGGGTATGCTATTGTTCAACACACGTCGTAGCAGTTACAATGTTAAAAAGTTCCGCAAAAATTACTTTAGCAGAACAAACTTTAGTGATACCACACTTTATCCAACGCTTCCAACAGAAAAGGATGCCTGGGTAACAGCAAGCGGTAATCGCAACAATGGCAGTCCATATATGGGCCGCAAAGCAGTTCGACAAATTGTTGTAGCAGCAATGAAGTCTGCTATTGATGGCAGTGAGGAACTAAGAGAAGATATCAGAACATTTAATGTTATTGCTGCCCCTGGATATCCAGAACTTATTCCAAACATGGTAAGCCTTAATAATGATCGTAGAAATACAGCCTTCGTGGTTGGCGACACTAGTATGAGACTTGCGGCTACTGGCACAGCAATTACAAACTGGGCAGCTAACAACGCTAGATCTACATCAGATGGCGAAGACGGTCTTGTAACCACAGATCCATATCTTGGTGTATTTTATCCAGCAGCCCAAACTAATGATCTAACTGGAAGTACTATTACTGTACCAGCAAGTCATATGATGCTAAGAGTTATTAGCAGAAGTGATGATCAGAGCTTCCCCTGGTTAGCGCCAGCAGGTAGCAGACGAGGCCTTGTAGACAACGTAAGCAGCATTGGTTATATCAATAGTGCTACTGGAGAATTTGTAGTTGATAACGTTAGAGAAAGTTTAAGAGATACACTTTACACTAACAAAGTCAATCCAATTACGTTCTTTAATGGTACTGGACTTATGAACTACGGCAACAAAACAAGATCTGCTACAAGTAGTGGGATTGATCGCATTAACGTAGCAAGACTAGTTGCATATCTACGCAGGACACTACAACAAACAGCTCTAGGATTTATTTTTGAGCCTAACGACAAGATTACACGTGATGAGCTCAAAGAACAAGTAGAGCAGTTAATGAATGATCTAGTAGCAAAGCGTGGTATATACGATTACTTGGTTGTTTGTGATGAAACAAATAACACACCAACAAGAATTGATCGTAATGAGCTATATGTTGACATTGCTATTGAACCTACAAAGTCTGCGGAATTCATTTATATTCCAATTAGACTTAAGAACACAGGTGAAATTGCCAGCGGTAATATAGCAGCCGCAAATGCTGTTTAACATATAAAGAAAGCATGAAATAATGGGGCGAAGGTAAAATTTGCCCCATTTTTCATGAACACTTTCAGATAAATATCTATATAATTTAGGAGGCAGACAAAATGTCAGTTTCATCACTATTAAAATTTACTGTACCTTTAGACAGTGATCAATCAGCAAATGCACAGGGCCTACTTATGCCCAAGCTACAATATCGCTTCCGTGCTATGTTTGAAAATCTAGGCGTGTCTACTCCACGTACAGAACTTACAAAGCAGGTTATTGATATTACTCGTCCAAGTGTAACATTTGAAGAAATGGAAGTTCCTATTTACAACTCACGTATATATCTTGCAGGTAAACATAGTTGGGATATGTGCACAGTTAACTTCCGTGACGATGTAAACGGCAGTGTTACAAGACTGCTTGGCGAACAAGTTCAGAAACAGTTCGATGTTATGGAACAGGCAAGCGCCGCAGCAGGTATTGACTACAAGTTTATCACAAGATTTGAAGTACTTGATGGTGGTAATGGAGCAAGTACAGCTAACGTATTAGAGACCTGGGAACTATATGGCTGCTTCTTGCAGAATGTTAACTATAATAGTCTAGCATATGCTAACAACGAACCAGTTACTATTACAGCAAGCATCCGTTTCGATAACGCAGTGCAGACACCAATTGGTGACGGTGTTGGTGCTACAGTAGCAAGAGCACTAGGCCAGACAGTAACAGGCTAATAATTATTAACCCTTTACGCATTAAACCTCCCACTGGGAGGTTTTTTGTTATATTAGCATATATTTTTAACGATAAATACATAAAATATGGAGTTAGTCTGTGGCAAGTGTTAATAGTACATTAAAAGCATTAGCAAAAGGAGATCACATTAAAGATTTCCAGCATGCTGCTAGATTGTTTGTAGATAACAATTATGAGTTACAACCACGTTACTCACACCTGTTCCATGTTGTTTTTAATTTAACACCACAAGCAGCCCGGCTTTTTGATAATCAGGAAAAACTGGAAATAAACATGCTTGTTAAAAGCATTGATCTTCCAAGTTTTAACTTTGATGTGCAAACGCATAATCAGTACAATAGACAGGTTCATACACAACACAAGATTAACTATAGTCCTGTAACTGTGCAGTTTCATGATGATCAGAAAGACATAATAAGAAGTTTATTACATAGTTATGCTAGTTTTTACTATGCAGATTCTAGATATGCTCTTGGTGGTAGTTCTTACAGTACAAATGACAGATACTATGGCAATGCTGGAGATAGTTACGGTTTAGCAACGGGTCAGCAAAGATTTTTTAAAGACATCAGAGTTTACAGTATGTTGCAAAAAAGATTTGCTGAATACATTCTTGTTAATCCTATTATTAATGCATTTAATCATGATAACCATAATTATGCTTCAGGAACTCTTATGCAGCATACTATGCAGATTAACTTTGAAACTGTAAAATATGCTACGGGTTTTGTTAACAATGTTACACCCAAGGGTTTTGGAGAAGTACACTATGATAAAACTCCAAGTCCACTGGGTGTATTTGGTAGTGGTGTGGATAACAGTATTTTCTTCCGCGGTGGATTTATTGACGCTGTTAATACTGTAGCACGAGATTTGAACGAGGGTAATCTGTTAGGTGCTATTGCTAGAGGAGCAGTTATCTTTAATAATACAAGAGATGTAAATTTAGGCAAAGTATTAGAAAAAGATTTAACCAGAGTAATAAGCAGTGTTCTTAGAGGCAATAATCCACTAAGCGATGTAATACTGCCAAATATATTTGGTATAGATAAAGTAATTAGAGATACTGTTGGAATTAGCGGACAGCGTATAGGAGGCACTGGCGCACCTGTGGATAGAAATTTTCATGATAATTCTACCAGTGTTCCTCAAACTGTACGTAGTAATAATAACTCGGTGACTAATACTAGATTTAACCAACCCAGTAACTTTATACAAGACATTGTTGACTTAGGCTCTGCCATTTTCAGTCCAAATACAACTAGAAGTCCTGCTAGTCCTAGGCGGTTAAGTGATGGCACTTTATTTGAGCTGTTTACATCACCAAGTGATAGTAAGCAACAAAAATTAGAATTTCTAACGAATAGGATAGCACAGTTAGATAGTCAGATTAATAATCCTCCACCAGGCGGTGTTCCTATTTTTGTAATTAGAGAAAGAGACGAACTAATTCAGCGCAGAAATTTGGAATTTAATATAGGAAGTACCTAATATGTCTCAGGATACCAGTTTACCATTGGTTAATATCAATGATGATGTAGATAGAAAAGTAAATGACTTTTTTAATACATACTTTTTGCCTAAAGCTAAAATAAATGAAAATGATTATGAATTAATAAAAAGTTTTTGTATTAGTAGAACATCAAATACTTCTGCAGCAGCAGCTCTTACAGCAGCAATTATTAATGTTATGAACGAACTTGATTTATATGCGGATGATGTTATAGACCAGTTCAAAGCAAGCTCAGACCCCAATACTATACCACTTTTTCTTAATTTAAGCAGAAAAGGGGTGAGTTTACTGGGATACAAAAATACTAGAATTGTACCTCCCAGAGTTAAACAACAGGTTATAACCTAATGGCAAACTGGGCAAACGGAATATATGAAGTTGTGAACACTGAGAAATACGCAGGCAACCGTAAACCACGTTATAGAAGTAGCTGGGAACATGCTTTTATGCGGTTTGCTGATAATCATCCCAGTGTAGTGAGCTGGGCAAGTGAAGCTGTAAAGATACCCTACAGAAATCCGCTCACAGGCAAACAAAGCATATATGTTCCTGACTTTGTTATTGTATATGAAAGCAAGGGTGGCAAACGCAGAGCAGAACTTATTGAGGTAAAGCCTGAAAGTCAAACCAGGTTATCAGAAAAAACAAGACCACAAGAAAAACTACAAATTGCTCTTAACCATGCCAAGTGGACCGCGGCGGCAGACTGGTGTAGGCTTAAAGGTCTTAATTTTAGAATTATTAATGAGTCAGATATCTTTCATCAAGGTAAAAAGCGGCGCTAAGTATAAACATGACAAAAAAACTTGAATCCTTATTTGACTTACCAGACATAAAAGATGATTTAGATTATAGTGCTAGCGGAATTGACACAGAAGCAACAGCGGATGATTTGCCTGCTATACAAAATACACTAGAAGCAGTGGATAAGATTGATGCAGCCTTGCCTACTATCCGTGACCTGGAAACCAGTGACAAAGATTTAGATGACATAGCTGATACAGCAAAACAAACGTTTCAGGATCTTATGGATCTGGGCATGAATGTAGAAGCACGTTTTGCTGGAGAAATATTTAACAATGCTAGTAGAATGCTGGATACAGCTTTAACAGCAAAAACAAATAAAATAAATAAAAAACTTAAAATGGTAGAGCTACAATTAAAGAAAGCCCACCTGGATCTTAAAAAGAGTGATGTTACTTATGGACAAGACATTAGTGACGGAGACGGCGTAGTGCTGGATAGGAACACTCTCCTACAGGAAATTTTAGGCAAAAATAGCTAAATATAATATAGGATGATTGCTATGAAAAGTTTGAAAACATATCTAATGGAAGCCGAAACAACCTATCAGTTTAGGTTAAAAGTAGCTTGTGAGTGTAATGAAGAAACTCTGGATAAGCTAGAAACAGCTCTAGAAAAGTATGAGCTTAAGAGTTTAAGTAAGCCAAAGCGTACACCAATCCAGGAGCATCCCACAGATTTTCAAACACTCAGTAACGCAGAAGTTCATATCATGGATGCTGAAGTACAGTATCCAGTAACTGCTTATCAACTATATGAATATATTAGTCAGGTAGTTGGTATTCCAGCTAGTCACCTAGTTGTTATTAACAAAGATCATCCAGAAGAGATTGCTCGTGAAGAAGCTCTCAAAGAGGAAGGTGACGAATATGTTACCAAACTTGATGATGCCGATTACAAAGATGCAGACAGCGTAAAAGTTGAG